GTATTCCTACAATAGGCGCTAAGAACGATGAGAACGAAATAATAGACCGTAAAGGTGTTGTAGACTATATATTAGAGATGCATCAGAAGTACCATTGCATATCTTCTACTGTAGAAGACGTAGCAATGAACAGAAGCGTCTTCCAAGCCTTAAATGATGAGAGAAGAAGGATAAATAAGTTCGATGTAGCTGTAATTCCAGAGAAGCCAGGAGGAAGACAGAAGATAAATCGCATATATAGTGGACTTTCAGGCAGATTTAGCATGGGAACGGTACATTTAAGGGAAAATATGTTTGATTTAGTGAACGAAATTGTTACTTTTGGACCAAGAATGGCTCATGATGACACTATAGAGGCTCTTTTTTATGCAAACTTACACGCATTTCCGTCTGATTTAAGCAGAAATGATGAAAAAAAGACTTGGTTTAAGCAAAAAAGAAGAGCAAAGAGCTGGATCGTAGCATAAATAACAAAGAGGTAAGAAAATGCCAAACGTAGGTAAACTATCACAACCAAAGCCGAAGAAAAAGAAGAAGCCGTCATTAAGGGCTAGGGCTAAAGAAGCATATACGAAGTATAAAGGTAAAAAAGCTGGTAAGAAAGCTGCTAAGCAAACGAAAGGAATGGGCGGTTTTGAGTCTCCTGGATCAATAACAAAACAGCCTAAGAAATCAAGATTCCAATTAACTGGTAGACCTAAGACTAAAACATACAGAGAAAAGAATGTTGGCGTAGAGAAGACTAAAGGCGGTAAATATCCTACATACAAAAAAGGTGGGAAAGCTGCTGGTAGTTTTAAATCAACATTCGCATCTAAATGCAAAGATGGAGCTACAGGTTTTACATGGCAAGGCAGGAAATACAGCTGCGCTAAGAAATAATGCCTAGGTTTGGTAAGCGCTCTAGAGAGCGTCTAAAAGGTGTAGATACCAAACTTGTAAATGTCCTTAATGAACTCATAAAAATTATGGACGTTACTATCATTGAGGGTCTACGAAGTAAAGAACGACAAGCTGAACTCCTTAAGAAGGGAGCTACAAAGGTCAAATATTCAAAACACATGGCTGGTAAAGCTGTTGATCTTGCTCCATATCCTGTAGACTGGGAAGACAGAGAAAGGTTTCATTATATGGGTGGTATGCTACGAGGTATAGGCCAACAGCTTAAAGTTGATATACGCTGGGGTGGTGACTGGGATTCAGATGGTGAGATTAAAGATAACAATTTTGATGACTTAGTTCATGTGGAGATAAAAGAATGACTATAGTAGTTCCTAAAGTAACATACCAACATGGTTCAATATCATGTAAGTACATAGTATTTTATTATGGCTAGAACAACAAAGAAAAGTAAAGCGCAGATAAACAAGCAACTGTGGGATAGAGCGAATACATCACATCGTTCTAAATGGCAATCATCTTCTCAAAAGTCTTATGACTTTTATCTCAATGAGCAGTTGACTAAAGAAGAACATGATATGCTTGAAGAATCTGGGATGCCTACATTTATCATTAATAGAGTAACTCCTATTATCGAGATTATGAAATACTTTGTAACTGCTAATAATCCTAGATGGAAAGCAGTTGGAGTAACAGGGGATGATGTAGATGTAGCTCAAGTACATTCAGATATAACAGATTATTGTTGGCATATGTCTAATGGTAAGTCTATATATAGCCAAGTAACTCTTGATGCTCTTACAAAAGGCATTGGCTATTTCATGATTGATGTAGACCCTGATTTAGATAGAGGAATGGGTGAAGTATTATTTAAGAGATTAGAGCCTTATGATGTTTATGTAGACCCTGCGAGTAAAGACTTCTTATTTAGAGATGCTACATTTATAAGTATCCGAAAGAATTTATCTCGAACAAGATTAATAAATATGTTCCCTCAGTTTAAGGCTAAGATAAAGAAGGTAGAAGCTGCGAGTGAAGTTGTTTCTTATTCACAGAGGGATTTAGATCAAACAATATCAATACAACAGGAAGATATTACTTTAGGTATAAGTCAAGAAGCTGAAGATGATGATATACTTGCATACTATGAGACATATAAGAAAGTAAAGTTTCCATATAGAAATGTATTTATAAAGATTGATCCTACGCCAGCTCAAATGTCTCTTATTAGAGAAAAGGTACAGGAAGATTTAGATAAGTTTAAGCAGGAGATAGAAGTAGGATTAAAAGAGAAGTCATTGCAGATACAGCAATCTCTTGAAGCTGGTGAGATAATCCCCGAGAGAGCTCAGTTAGAAATGCAGAAGGCTCAGGAAATGTCTGAGCAGGCTATCAAAGAGAAGGAAATGCAACTTATGTCTGAAGCTCAGGATGCAGCTACTGTAATTGAGCAGAAGATAATGAGTGAAAAGAGTTATAAAGCTCTTATTGAAGGTGGAGGGATGGAGAAGAATATAGTAGATGCTATTAAGTTTTATGAGAATAGAATTATGATAGTGTCTTCTGTTGGCGACGATGTTCTATTATATGAGAGGACATTAGATTTATCAGAATACCCTATAGTACCTATTCCATATATGTACACAGGGACTCCGTATCCAATGAGTGCTGTAACTCCTCTTATAGGTAAACAGCAAGAGATTAATAAAGCTCATCAGATAATGTTACATAACGCTAACTTAGCATCTAATCTTAGATGGATGTATGAAGAAGGTTCTGTTCCTGAAGAAGAGTGGGAAAGGTATTCATCTGCTCCCGGTGCTTTATTGAAGTACAGACAAGGATTTGCAGCTCCAACTCCTATATTACCAGCTCCAATCAACAATGCTTTCTTTACTGTAGTAAAAGAAGGGAAAGAAGATGCTGAGTATATAGCAGGTGTTCCTTCAGCTATGATGGGATTTACATCACAGCAGACGGAGACATACAGAGGATTACTTGCTAATGATGAGTTTGGTACTCGTAGACTAAAAGCGTGGATGGGAAGTATTGTAGAGCCGGCTCTTGAGCATCTTGGTAAATGTTTTCAAATGATATCTCAGAAGCATTATACCGCTGAGAAAGTATTTAGAATTGTGCAGCCTGAAGCTGGTCAAAAGCCAGACCAAGAAAAAGAAGCAAGAATTAATATTCCAATCTATAATGATTATGGAGAAGCAATAGGATTATTTAAAGATTATAATTCTGCAAGATTTGATGTAAGGCTCGTAGCAGGAGCTACAATGCCTGTTAATAGATGGGCATTGCTTGAAGAATACTTTAGGTGGTTCCAAGCTGGATTGATTGATGATATCGCTATGATAGCAGAAACCGATATTAGAAATAAGAAAGGTGTAGTAGAAAGGAAGTCTATGTATTCACAAATGCAAGGACAGATATCATCTATGGAAGAATCTTTAAAGGATAAAGAAGGAACTATTGAAACATTAGAGCGTCAGTTAGTACAGGCAGGCATTAAGATGAAAGTTGGAGATGCTACTAATGAAGTCCGTAAGGATGTACTTGAGACAGAAGCACAGCAAAAACTTCTTAGAGGATTACTGAAATCAGAATTTGAGAAGGAGAAGTTAGCAATTAAGAATCAAGTTGCTTCTTCTGAAAAGAGTAAATAATTGGCTTGGCGTAAAAAAAGTTATTCAAAGATGGCCAGAGATGGCAGAGAGAATGGCAGATGGAAAGATGGCAGTAGTCAAACTCATTATAGGAATAAAGCTAATGCTAAGCCTGGAGCTGTAGTACATCACTTAGATGGAAACAAGTCAAATAATAGTAAATCAAATATTAGAGTTATAAGTAAATCTAAACATAACAAGGTCCATCCAGAGAAAGGCGGTAATAGGAAGTGTAAAAGTGGATACCTCTGGAGTATGAAAGCAAAGTCTTGTGTGAAGATAAAATCATAATTAAGTTTTAATGAATAAAAAGGATACCAAATGGAACAAGAACAAGTAAGCAACACCGATGCGGTCCCTGAAAGTGAAGTCCAAGAGAACATCTTTGGCGGAGAATCTGAAGACTTTTTTAGTGCTTTAGATACATCTGTCAATGGTGGAATCCAAGAAACAGAACAAACACAGTCAACCTCAGTAGAGGATGGTAACACATCCCAGAGCCCTAGTGAAGTTCAAGAGCAGAGTGACGACGGAACTCTGCAAAAGAGGTATAGTGATTCAAGTAGAGAAGCAAAAAGATTAAACGGAGAGCTTCAAGAACTAGAACCATATATGCCTATACTCGATGCAATGAGAGAAGACCCTAA